CTACGGTCCAGCACCCTCGACTCCGTGCGCCTTGAGGTAGTCGATCGAGCCTTCAAGATACGTCACCGCCTCGTGGACGTGCTCGATCCCATCCGCCAGCCGCCGGAAGTTGACCCACCGAAGTTCAGGCGCGGTGCGGGCCCCATGTTTCGTCTCTGGGTAGCGGAAAGCCTCCGATACGGGATCGTGGCGCTGCAACTCATGAACGAAGCGGTCGGCCTCAGGAAATGCCGGTACTTCCCACGTCAACTCCTCTACCAACTGAAAGGCCAGCTTCCACCTGCCTTCCAAGCTGTGCTTCGCCTTCACCTGAGGCCGCTTGCCCCGAAGCGTGTACATGTCCCGAATCGCCGCCTTGCAGGCCAGTTCGATGTAGTGCCGGTACAGGTACAAGGTCGGCATCAACAGAAGGTCCAGCTCGCCGCGGCGCCCATCAAGCACGGACGCCACGATGCGATCTCCAGCCGCCTTGAATCCGTGCGCATACCGCCACCAGTGTTCGGGCTGCCAGCCGCCTCCCTCCGACCAGGCACAGGCACTGAAGTACCAGGGACCTTCAGGACTGAGCCAAGTTGAACTCGCGACCCTCTTCATACCCCTCCGACCATCGTGAAGATGGCCGGAGGGTGGGCCAGCAATTGGCGCCAGTCAACGTGGTCGGTCAGGTTCGCAGGCGGGTATAGATCCGCTCGCGCCGCTGAGCGCCGCCTCCGCCGCCGATCGTGTAGCGGATCGGCACGGTCTGCCCAGGAAACCGGTCGAACAGCCGCCGCATGTCGGGGTGATCGTTTATGGTCAGGATGGCTTGACCCTTCAGCTTGGCGACGGCCTCGGCGAGCTGCTGGTACTCCTCGATGCCGAAGTCGCCGCCGTAGCCCTCCGTTTGCCAGTAAGGCGGATCGAGGAAGAAGAGGGTCTTCGGCCCGTCGTACTTGGCCAGGCACTGTTGCCAGGACAAGTTCTCAACGACGACACGGTGAAGCCGCAGATGGGCATTGCTCAGCTCCTCTTCTAGCCGGAGCAGATTGATCCGCGCCGGCCGATCGCGGCTGGCGCCAAAGTTCTGACCGGCGACTTTGCCACCCCAGGCAAGCCGTTGAAGGTAGAAGAACCGGGCTGCGCGCTGGATATCCGTGAGCGTATCTGGATCCTGGAGCTTCGCCCAACGGAACATCTCGCGGCTAGTCAGTGCCCAGCGAAATTGGCGCACGAACTCGTCGAGGTGGTTGGCGACCACGCGGTACAACCGGACCAACTCGCCGTGCGTGTCGTTGAGGATCTCGACCTTGGCTGGCTCACGGGCGAACAGAAGCGCCGCGCCGCCGGCGAAGGCCTCGACGTATGTCGTATGCGAGTTGTCAGAGAGCAGGGGCAGCAAGTGCTGCAGGAGCCGGGTTTTCCCGCCCGGCCAAGGAAACAGAGTGTCGGTCTTGGGCACGGTCTCAGTCTGTGCGATGTGTGCTGGCCAGAATCTCTGCTCCTCCGCGGAGGATGCAGGGCCTTGGCCGAAAGCACGCGGCTGATCGCGTGGGTGGAGGCGACGAGCCGGTGTTGCCGCACCGGCTCGTCGCCCTGTTACTCAAGGAATCGCGGGCACCTCCTCGAAGGCGATGTCCGAGCCGTACTGATCGCCACCAAGGTGGCGGACCTTGGCCAACCGGCCGATACCGTAAATCGCAGTGCGATTCAGCTCTGCCGCGTCGATCCCACCGTCGGGATGCTTCCAGCGGGGGATAACAGCGCCGCGCCGGTCGCCAAGCAGCGCCGCGCGAACGATGCCCCAGTCCGCACCGTTGGCCAGGCCTCCCGCCCGCACCTTTGCTACCGCGTCAGCCGAAAGTGCCGCCTCAAAACGACGATAGGCTTGCCGCCGGACGCTAGACACCTGCGAAGCCAGTGTTCGCCTGCTTTCGGTTGGATCGATATCGTCCACCACCCAATTGGGTTCGATGTCGATCTCCACCGCAGGCATCGCCACCAGCTCACCGATATCGATCACTCCGCCACCGCTGATGGTGAACATCACATCAGTGGTGCTGACCATCCCTGCGGTGACCATCCAGGCCCCAAGCGTGCCGTCCGCGAAGCGGAAAACAACCCCAGCATCGGTATTGCCGCCGAGTGCATCGCCAGAGCCCGTGGTCGCTACCACGGCTGTCCCCTCCGAAACGCCCTTGATGCCCAGCACCGCTAGGACGCGCGGCACGAAAGCGTCATCGGCCGCCAAGGTCAAACTGAAGGTGCTTGGTGCGTTGAGTCGCGCCCGGCGACCCGGCTTTCCATCGACACACGCGGCGCCGTCGTCTGCCGTCAGCCAGCTTGCGCCGGACGCAGCGACCGCCATTGCCGGCATCGAAAATGCGATCAGCATCCTGTCACCCCCAAACCGTCAACTCGACCGCACCGATCGCCGGATTTGACTCCACGCGACGCACCAACACCTTCTTTCCGCCGGCGAGACCGTAACGATCGTACGTAATGCGGCCGACCTGGCCCGGCTGCGGTAGCGGCCCCGCCCAATCGAGCACGGTCACCACGAAGCGCTGCCGCGCGACGGCATACATCGCGCAGACACGATCGATCTCAGCCTGGGCATCCTGTTGACGCCAGAAGCACGAGACCAGCGGGTCGGTGCGATCCGCGTGCGCGTAGCGCGGCGCCAGAGGCTGGGCCGAATAGGCGAGCCCGCGCCAGTGCCCCATCAACTCTTCACGGCGCCAGGCGGGGACGTCCACCAGATCGCTGACCAACTCGGATGCAGCGAGCGGTCTGGCATTGAGCTGATACGCCATGCGCCGGGAAAGGTGCGGTGCTTCGTCCGGGTATGCCTGCAGCGCGTCGCCGAAGTCTGCAGTCGCCAGGTCGAACGCGAGCTGCGCATCGGGAACGGCCGATGGATCGACCACACGAGTGAAACGAAGGACACCGGCCGCATCCTGCCAGTACCAGGCACCATACGAGGGCAGGATTGCCGCGAGCGCCTGGCGTACGCTGATCGGATCACCGGCGTAGTAGCCGATGCCGGCATAACCGGTCGCTGCGTCGATTGCGGCCGCGTCCGAAGACGACCACGCGGTCTTGCCGATGCGGCGGAAGATCTCGCGCAGGGCCTGCTCCAGTGTGGCCGGTTGCATGCCCGTGCCGATACTGCTCGCGTCCACGACGATCGGCCCAACCGGCGCCTGCGTCAAAAGCAGTTGTTGCCGGTCCGGGGTTAGCGACCAAGTCCCAGGCTCCATTACGTCGCCGCGATCGAGGACAACGGACACCTCAGCCAGCGGCGCATCCGCCAGGAACGCGACGGAACCGTCGCTGTTCGCGGGGAGCGCGGGTACGCTGGCAACAGCGCCGACCACGACTGGCTGCACGCGCCACGACAGCGAAGGCACGCTCGGCAGGAACACCCCTCGCGTCAGATCTTCGTCCAAGTCGTCGTGTGCGTCCCGGAGGTGGAGTAGCTTCGCACCGTCATCCTGCACTTCGATGTAGTCGAGCGCGAACCTCGCCACATCCGATGCTCCGGCACGCGTACCCTCGGTGTCTCCGAGCGAGATGGCGACAGGCCACCCGGTGAGGTCCTGTTGCAGCAACGGATCGATCACGCCACCTGCGTCGATTACCTGCAACTGCGCGACGGAGCTCTGCGTAGGCAACTCGTCGCCCCAAGGCCAAAAGCCGATCTCGGCCAGAGTTACGAGCGACGCCGCGTCCACCACGCCCTCGTATCGCGCATGAGGCGGCGTATCCGACGGCGCGGAGAGATAGTCCACATCGGAAAGACGAAGCGTCAGCGGTGCAGCGGCTGGGGCGGGCCAGCCGCCCTGTCGAACAGCCGGGCTGATCCCCTGCCATTGCCCCGCATTGACCGCGCAATGCACAACACCGCCAGCGGCGGCCTGCAGCGATGCACCGAAGTGCCAAGGACCTCCGGCCGGCAGAGGGCGCGAGTGGACCAGGGTGCTGCCTTTGTAGAACTCGATGGCCGGAGCACCGCCGTCGAGACGCACTAGCACGCCAGCGACGTCACCCGGGGCGACCAGCGGCAACCCGCTTGCCACGACGGCACCGCCCACATAGATCGTGCCTTGGCCAAGGTACCAGCCAACGCCCGCGGCATCGGCGCCAATGTAGTTGTCGAGTCGAGCGGACGGCTGCAGCACGCCTATGAATGCATGCCAGGAATCGCCCTCGAACCAGACAGTGAACTCAGCACCGCGCACGCCTCCGCTGTGCGCAATGTCGGAGCGCGCGGTCGCCCAAGCGCCGATCGAGGTCCCAGCGACGACCAGGCCGCCGTTCTGCGCGACGGCGCCAGCGCCTATCGGCACAGGGGCGAAGCGGGCGTAGACCTTAGGCATCGATCAAAGACCCGCCAACTGCGCTTCGAGAGCACGCTCGGCCAGAATCTGCGCCAGCTCCTCCGCCTTGCCCTTGCGGATGCGCGCGAGCTCGCCCTCGGACCACTCCCACCCCTGCCCCGTGTCGAGATCGAGGTACCGGTCGCCGACGCTGCCGGCGCCTGTCGGCGCACCGTGTCCGGTAGCCCAGCCGTCGGGTGGGTCCTGCGGGTCGAGCACGACGCCGGGCTGCTGCACGTGCTTGATCCAGCCTGGATCACGGCATCGCGTACGCGTTGCGAGTCCGGACAAGTTGACGCTGTGGTCGGTGCCCGGCGTGCGGATGGGAAAGCCGCTCACGTCGAGCACGAACGTTCCCGTCGCGTCGATCTGCCACGCCTGCGCGTGATAGGTCACATGGCCATTTGCGCCGCCCGCCCTTGTAATCGTGACGCGGCAGTACTGGCCGTCGCCCAAGTCGAAATCGCCGGCGAGCGGTGGCTGATTCGGGAGAGTGGTCGGGGTCATGGTGTGATGTCAAGCCGTGGGAAGAAGGTCGGTGCTGTGCAGGACACGTTCGGCCGCGCAGCGCGCCAAATAAACGGCTGCGACCGGGTCGACGATCGCCTCGAACGATTGCCACTCGACTCCCTCGCGGGCTTCCTTGGCATGCTTGAGGCGCACGATCAAACCCGCAGTGCGCAGCCGCTCGCACTGAGCGAGCATGGCAGCCGCCTCGTCGGCGTTGTTGAACTCGATCTTTTGCCCCATCGCCAACAGGTTGAGCTGGCGAATGTCGTCTGCCGGGGTGGTGAGGAATTGCTCGTAGGTCAGCATCTGCGGTGGTTTCCTAACGTCGGTTGAGGACTTCTGCTTGTTGACGGCGCCGCTCGGCGCGCTCGAGCTCGTCGACACGGCTGGCCAAGTTGGCCGGTTGGCTGCCGGCGCTGCCGGCTTCAAGCGCCTTCACGCGGCGCTGCAAGCGCATGAGGAAGGCACCGACGACGGCGACCAGAAGGATCGAAAGGATGTACATCCGAGACTCCTATGGCTTGTATGTCGGGTTGTGGGTTGCAACGGTCGCGCTGGTTGTCTCGCCCGCGAAGTAGCAGCGCTGATGGACCCGGAGCTTCGCGACGGTGCGCGGACCGGCGTCGACCAGGGCCGTAACGGGCTCCCACGCCAGCGTGCCGTCGGCGTGCCGCACCAAGGCGTCCTCGCCCAGCATGTCCGGCAGCGGGATCGTGCGTCCGTCGCGCAACGTCATCGGCGTGCTGGTGCTGGCGACGACCGCGGCACCGCTGGCGGTGGCCAGGCGCAGACACGGCTGGTCAGCCATCAGCGTGTTGCTCTCGACGAGCAGGTGGACGATACCAGGCTGCACGGCGTCCTCGTTCCAGCACGCGATCGCTTCGCCGGGCACGATGTCGCCGGCGCGGCGGCCGTCCGGCAGCACCATGTCGGCGTCGACACACCAGTCGTTGCCGCCGCCAGAGCCGCCACCGCCAGTGCCGGTGCCGCTTGTCGGGATCGTGACCTCGCCGGCGATGACCACGCCGTCGCCTTGCTGCATCACTATGTCGGGGTTCGGTCCGGCGAACCATTGCTTCGTGCCGCCGGTGTAGTCGGGGTCGAAGCAGTAGATGACATAACGGATCGATGGCGTGAGTCCGGTAACCGCGTTGGACACGGCGTTGTAAGCCACGCTGAAGGCGCCGAATCGCTTCGTGAAGGCGTTGACGTGCACGGCGCCAGCGCTGGTGGCGCTCAGCGCAGTGGTGTTGCGCACTGAGCCATACGCCGAAGTGAGCGAGGCCATTAGGTTGCGCTGATCGCCAAGGCGGTGGTTCGAGCCCGGAATCCGGAGACCAATTCGACGGGCGCTACCCGCATCCCACAGGTCGGATTGGCTGACCACGCCGAACTCGACGCCTGAGCCGATCTCATCGGCGGTGTAGGTCGCGGAAGTTGACCACGGCGTGAAATCAATCTGCGTTGCCGTTGCTACGCCGAAGTACGGTTTGATGACCCAGAAGTAACTGTCCGATCCGTGCTGCGTGACAGTTTTTCGAAATGCGAGGCGGGCGTATCGAGCGTTTGCTGGGGCAACCGCAAAGCTCCCGTACAATGGATAGTCGTCCTCGCCCTTTCCCCCTTTGTTGTTTGGCCCGATGTAGGGAGTTCCGGACTCGGCGACTGGGGTCTTGTTCGCGTCGTACCAGACCACCAACACCTGCACCGCGCATCGGTGTTGCGCCATCTTGCAGTGGAACTCGTAGCGCGCGCCCGGGGTCACGGGTATGTACTCGTGGTTGAAGAAGTCCACCACGCCCGGAGTGCCTGTCCCGGTTCCGGCCTCACGCACCGATAGCTGACCTACTGCGCCATCGAGGGTCCAGTATGGGCCACCGTGGATTCCCATGCGCTTGTTCGTCAGGGAGGCGTTTGCCCCTCCCGGATTCCACGCCATCGCCCAAGGATGCAAAGCGCCGTTGATCCCACCGCAGTTTGCATTTGGTAGCAGGTTGCCGGAGACCCCGAATGGGTTCTCTTGGCGAACCGCGCGGAACTGATCGACACACCAGTACCCAGCGGTGTGTCCGCCCACACGCACGCCGATCCGCGCCTTAGCGGCGTTAAGGGGAGCGCGCGCTGCCTGGACGAGCTTTCGCCAGCCGCTGCCACCCACCGCCTGCCCGGCGCCGTACTCCATCCCGACGGTGTCACCGATCATCGCGCCGGTGACGTCGTACCACCAAAGCATCAGCCATAGCGAACCATTCGCGCCCCCCCACAGATTTCGCGCCATGCACTCGGCCACGATCAGATCGTTTGGGGCAACAGCAAAGTAGTCCGAGAAGGTCTCGCTGCCAGGTACCGCCGGGGCTTTGACGATGCCCGCAGTTCCGAGGAAGGCGACATTGCTCGATGCCTCGTAGTGCCAGCTCTCCCCCAGCATCCAACCTTCTGTCCCGGCGTCAAATCCGCCGTTCTTGACCAGCACTGAGCTCTGCTGCAGCTCCAGCGAGTTGTCTGCGGTGATGACCCAAGCGCTTCCGCTCCAAGTCCGGGTGAGGCGCGTGCTCGGCTGGTACCACTGATCGCCGGGGTATGTCGCGGCCGGTTGCGACTCCTGCTGGAAGAACTTGTTGTTGTAGTTCGGCGTGGCCTGTAGCGGTGCGGTGTAGTTCGCGGGCCGGCCATAGACGATCGCCCGAACGCGCCACCAGGAAACGGTCCCTCCGGCCAGCGAGGCGCTGTAGCGCAGGTCCGACGTGCGCGCGATCTCAGACCAGGCGCCCGGCTGGCCAGCGTTGTCCGGTGCCCGCTCGATGGCGTAGGCCGCGGCGTTCGCCGCAATCGCGGACCACGTGAGGACCACCCCGTCGGTGATAGGCGCTGCCGTGAAGTTCGCCGGCGCCGGCAGCGGCGGCGGCGTGTACACCGCCGCCGCCCAGGTGGCAGGCACATCGGCCGCGGGCGTCACGGCAGGCAGCGGCGCGGCCGCACCGCCGATTTCGATCAGCAGGATGCGGCTCATCGGAGCAGGTACCTCACGCGATCGCGCATGTTGCTGCTGCGCTGCTGCGCAACGCCGCCGCGCGTTTCTCCGATCAAGCGGTCAAGGCGGCTGTTCACGCCGTTGAGCTGTTGATTGATGCTCGAATTTAGCTCCGTCAGCCTTGGGGTCAAGGTTTCAAAGAGCGAACTGCTGATCTGATCCTTCAAGCCGCTTAGGCTCTCCGCAAGTCGAGCCATGCTGTCGTCGCCCGACGCAGTGCCCGGAGCGTTCATTCCGCGAATCAGGCCGGTGACTTCGTTGTACAAGCTGTCATAATCCTGGCCGCTCGCGAACAAGCTTCGTCCGTATCCCAGCGCGGTCTGCGACAACTGCTGGGCACGGTCCAAATCGCCAGCGCTGGCCGCGGCGCGCAGCTGCGACATGGCCGTGTTGAGCTTTTCCGCGTCTGTGCTTGGCGCCAAGTCGCTGAGCTCAAGGTCCTGCAGAACCGTGTTCCGTTGGGCCTCCATCTGGCGCTGCAGGCTTGCCATGTTGACGGCGCGCAGCTGCTCGATCTTTGCCAAGTCCTCGGCGCGCGCGCCGGACAGTCCGAGCGCCTTGGCCAGCTCGTTGGCCTGGCGCACCTGGGCGCGGTAGGCGGTCTCAATGTCCAGGGCGGCGCGCTGCCAATCGTTGAGGCCGGCCGTGCGCAGCTGCGCGTCCACGCCCGCGATCAGTTCGCCGTAGGCGCGTGCACTCTCGTTGACGCGCTGGTACGCCTCGGCCAACGTTTCGCCGCCTTTCGCCAGCCTTTCGAGCAAGCCGACCGCGCGCGTCAGGGCGCCTTCGCCCTGCGGCCAGAGCGCCTGCGCATTCTTCACGTCGCTCTGCATCGCGAGCATCAACGTCGCGAAGTCGGACAGCGTGTCGGCGCTGCCTCGGTAGCGATTCGCCAGTTGCTCGATCTCGCTTCCGCTGCCAACCTGCTTGGCGACGTTGAGCAGATTCTCGGCCTGCAAGCGCTTGGCGAACGCGTCCTGGGCTTCGTAGTACACACGGCCGGCAATCGTGCCGAACTCCTTCTTCAAGTTCCCGCTCTTGTCGAACTCGCGGCGGAAGCTGCCGCCGATCAGCGCGGGCGTAGCCACGGCCAAGGCGTTCGCCGCATCGGCGATGGAATCGGTGATCGCTTCGAACAGGTCATTGACCGCCGCCAGCGCCTCGGTATCGAGCGCACTGCGTACCGTGCGCGACTTGCGGCCGCGGAAGAAGCTGCGCTGCTTTGTTTGATACTCCTCGACGTAGCCGCCCGCGCCGCCGGGGCTGATGTCGACCTGCTGCGCCGTGCTCTGAGTCTTGTACGACGTCCCGAACAGCTTGCCGCCGGCGATCTTGTCGATTGCCACCGCCGCCAGGCCGATCCAGCCCGCAGGGCCGAGCGCGCCCAGCGCGCCGCTGAGCCCCGCGCCGCCGGATAGCGCACCCGCCATGCCCGCCAAACCGTATCCCGCGGCTCCGTGGGCCGCCGCCGAGCCGAGCCGGCCGGCCATGTCGCCGCCGCGGCCGATGCCCATCAGTGCGCCGCCCAGCGCCCCCAGCCACGGCATGCGCGAGAGCCCCAGGAAGTTGCCCATGTTGTTGCCGAAGCCCATCAGCGAGCCGGCGCTGGCGCCGCCCACCGAGCGACCGAACAGGCCGTTGACCCAGTTGCCGATGCGGCCGACCACGCCGCCCACCCAGTCGCCGATCGAGCCCAGCAACCCGTTGCCGCCCCGGCCGCCGAACAGGCCCTGCAGGTTGAAGCCGCTGGCGGTGGAGCCGGCCAAACCGAAGCCGCCGCTGCTGAGCTGGCCGCCCCAGCGGTTGAACACGCTGGCCAGGTTGTTGCGGGTGTAGAGCGCAATCAAGTCCGCGAGCCAGCGCCGGCCGATGCTGACCAGCTCCTTGCCGAAGTCACGGAAGCTCTTGATGCCTCCGGTCAGCAAGTCGCCCCACGCCATCGACACGGAGTCGATCGCATACGTCCAGGTCCGCTGGTATTCCTGGGCGGCCTCCTGCTGGGCTTCCTGCAGCGCCGTCGCGGCCTTGTCCTGGTCGCTCATCAGCGCCTCGTCCTTGGCCCGCAGCCGCGCTACGGCGTCCATTGCTTCGGCGTATTCTTTCCAGGTGAGCACGCCTGCGGCCACGTCGATGTCCAGCTGGCGCTCCATCCGCTGGTACTTCAGGAGCGCCTGCGTCGCGGGACCGGCCAGCTCGGCGCGCCAGTCCGTCAGCATGTCCAGAGCCTGTTCGCGAGCCTCGGTCAACTCCTGCGCGGCGCGGGCAGCGTCGCGCTGATCCTTCGCTTCCTCGCGGAGTGCCTGGCGCGCTTCCTGGCTTGCGGTGCGCTGGGTGGCCTTCGATGCCCGTTGCGCCTTCTCCAGCGCTTCGGTCTGCTCGATCACACGCTTCATCGCCTCGGCGCGCTGGTTGAATGCCTCTCGCTCCTTCGGATCCATCAGCGCGACGCCGCCGGCCGCATTGATCTTCTGACCTTGCTCGACTAGCCAGGCTTGGTAGCGGCCCTGCTGCATGCGGACCAGGTTGACGATCGCGGCATCGAGATCGCCGTCGAGCCCCTTCAGGACTGCGCTGAAATCGGCCAGTTTCTGCTTAGCTCCATCAAAGCCGTGCGCCATCAGGTACGCCTTTTGGGCGACATTTCCCTCCTGCTCGGCCAGCCGAGCGAGTTCCGCAGTCAACTCCTTTTTGCTTATCTTCCCGTCGCGGACCTGGATAGCGAGTCGCGCGAGCGCCTCTCGCGCCTCGTCGCTTGCCCGCGAAATGCCGGCCAGACGCTGCAGCTCCTGCATGGCTGCCACGTCGGCATCGGTGCGGTTCTCCATGAGCGCGCGGACCTGGCCCGACAGGCGCCCGTAGGCGGCCGCGGCTGCGTCGACCTCGCTGCGGCTCGCCTGGCCGAAACGCGCCATGTTGCGCATGTACGAGGCCGTGGCATCGTCGAGCTCGCGCTTGGCCTCGGCGGCGGACTCGATCAGCTTCTGCAGCGTCGCGTCGGCCTCCTTGAGGCCGCTCATGTGCGCCAGCTCCGGCGCCTTGGCGAAGTCGTTGTAGGCGTCCTGCGCGGCGACGAATTGCTCCTGCAGCTCGCGCACCTCGCGCTTGGCCGCCTCGGCGGCGTCGGCCGCCCGCCAGATGCCGGCGGCGAGCAGCGCCACCGCCGTGACCGCCACCATGATCGGGTTGGCCTGGACGATGGCCAGGGCGGAGCCCAGGGCCCGCGAAGCCACCGCCGCGGCGGTCTGCGCCGCGGTCAGCCGCGTGGCGGCGCCGCCCACCATCGTCAGGCCGACGGCGCTGGCCCGCGAAACGGCAGCATTGGCGATGAATGCCTGCGTGCTGCGCACCAACGCCTGCAGCAGCTTGCCGCCGTACGCGGTCGCGGCAATGGTCGCCGCCGTGGCCAGCAGATCGAGGTTGCGGCCGACCAGACCGATCGCCTGGGCGATCACGCCGGACGCGCCAGTCGACTGGTCGGCCTCGCCGACGAACTTGATCATGTCGTTTCGCGCCTGCTGCCACGCACGCGAGATGGTCAAGGGCACCTTCTCGGCCTCAGCGGCGATCTGCTCCGCCTGGGCGCCGGTCCACGCCTCCAGCAGTACGTCCACGGTGAGCTGGCCTTCCTCAGCCAGTTCTTTGAGCGCGCCACGGGGAACGCCGAGCGAGTCCGCCAGCGCCTGCATCAGCCGCGGCGCGGCCTCGTTGACCGCGTTGAACTCTTCGCCGCGCAGCGCACCGGCGCCGAGCGCCTGGCTGAGCTGCAGCACTGCGCTTGCTGCCTCGGCGGCCGACGCGCGCGAGACCAGCATGCCGGCGCTGACCGTCCTGGTCAGCTCAGCGACCTTGGCCTGGCCGACGTTGTACTGCGCCAGCGCCTGGGCAGCGCGGCTGTACAGCGAAACGGTCGCGTCGAACTCCTGGTAGTAGCGCTGCGCGATGCTGAAGGTGGCCGCCTTTGCGGTGGCCAGATCGCGCTCGCCCTGTGTGACCTGCCCGAGCTTGCCGACGATGTCGGTGTAGGTGTCGGCCATGCGGCCGAGCTCGCGCACGCCTGCGAGGCCGGCATAGCCCGCCAGCAGCCCCTTCAACTCGCCGAGCGTGCCGCTGAGCGCCGACGCGCGCCGCTGCGTACGCTCGGCCGCCAGCCCGACCTGGTCGACGCCGCGCGCGCCGGCGGCGGCCTGCTGTCCCGCCTGGTTCGCCGCCTTGCCCAGCCCTTCGAGCTCGGCGCGCGAGGCGCGCGTGACGGCCACGAGCTTGCCGTTCTCGGCATTGAAGCGCAGGGTGACGACTTGCTCGCTCATTCAACCGTCCGACTGTTGATCTGTTTCGCCGCGACCAAACCCATTTCCATTACCTGCAGGGATACTTCGGGCCGTTGCTCGGCGGCGATCTCCGCCAACCTGCAGCCGGCCTCGACTTCCTGAGCCGTGAAACCGCAGGCACGCACGCCGGCGAGCGTGCCGACGTATTGCTGGCAGCAGCGCAGGAACACCTGCACGGCGTCCCAGTTCTCTTCCAGGACCTCGATCTCGACCTCGTCAGCCGCCTCGCCGCCGGTCGCGTCGCGCGAAACACCACGGAGAAAATCCGCAGCGCCGCCGGCATCCTCGCGATCCACGTCGTTCGGATCGCCGGCAGCGTGCGGACACCCCCCACGGGTCAGCGCGCGCGCGACCTCCGCGCGTTTTTTGCGGCGGCGCCGAAGTTCAGTTCCATGAAGTGGTCGACGACCTGGGCGGTCAGCGAAAGATCGCCGCGGATGGCGGCTTTGGCGTCTTCCGGCGTGAGCACGCTGCCGTCGTCGCCCTCGATCTCGTCTTCGATGCGATCGACCACCACGTCGTAGAGCAGCCGATCGTCGTCGGAGTTGGTCATCGCCTCCCACTGCTCGCGCGAGATGACGACGAACCGGATGCGAACCTTGAACTGATGCGCCTTGCCGTCCTCGTCGAACTGCGTCAGTTCGCACGGGCGCACGACAGTGCGGGTCTTAAGCAGCTTGATACGGGCCATATGTGTCTCCTGAGGGGTGTCGCGGCGGTACCGCAGTGCGCCTGACGATGCCCGCGCGCGCGTGTGCCCGGGGATTAGCGCGCGCTAATGAAAAAGCCCCCGCAGGGCGGGGGCTGAAAGGCGACCGGAGAGAGAACCGTCAAGGCGTCGTGTCGCCGAACTCGATATAGAACTCGTCGCCGCCGGCGTCGCTGGCGATGCACGGGCCGGTGAGCTCCCAGCCGTAGTCGCCGTCGATCTCGACTTCGCCGATCTGGTCAATTTGGCCGCGGATGCCGAGCTCGCTGTAGCGGTTGTCCGCCTCGGTCAGCCGCAGGGCGGCCTGGATCAGCGTGCCGGCGTCGCGCAGCGCCCAAGGGTTGAAGTCGGCTAGCGAGGTCCGCGCGATGCGTAGCGTCCAGGTCGGCTGGCGATCGGTCAGGCCGTTGCTCTTGTGGCTGGTGTACTCCTTCGTTGCCAGCTGCGCGCCGAAGTCGACGCCCAGCGACTTGGCCCACACCACCAGCGGCGTACCGCCGGGCAGCACCGTGATAGTGGTCTCGGTGTTGTCGGCCCGGGCGACGGTCGGCACAGCGGTAGGCACAACGATCGCCGGCAGCGCTTCCTCGGCCACGTCCGTGTAGGCGCCCTGGATGCGCACGTTGCCCTTGAAGCGGTCGCCGATTGCGAGCTGCAGGCCTGTGATGTTGTTGCGGGCGCCGACTACACGCTTGTGGGTGCCGGAGTGCCACCAGTACGCCGTCGCGGACGGCACACCGGCGCTGACCGGGTTGTAGCGCGTGGTCTTGGCCGTCGCATCCTTCACCGCCGTCATGGCGGCCGGTAGCAGCAGCACCTCGCAATCTGCGCTGCTGGTCGACGCCGCACCCGGCGTCGGCGGCGGGTAGAGCTCGAACTCGCCCTCGATGAAGGCGCGCTTGTTGCCTACAACGAACGGCGTGCCGGTGAAGTGCGGTCGATCCACCGGCCGCTCGATCTTGTCGAACTCGGTGCCCGAGCTGCCGTTGAGCAGCAGCACGCCGTTGAGCGCCGGGGTCGGGCCAGCATCGGTACCTTCGGTCGTTTCGAGCTTGACCGCGACGCCGCGCTTCTTGAAGAAGTCGAGTTGGGGCTGGGCCATGTGAGTGCTCCTTAGTCAGCCTTGAATCGCGCTTTGCGGCGCGGGGATGGGGATTCCGCCGGCCCAGCCTGGTTGCCCAGGCTGGGCTCCGTCGCGGCTCTTCTGTCTTGGGACGGGGGGGCGGGGTCGTCGATGGTCGTCTGGAGCGCCTGCGACTCGTCGACCAGCTGGCCGTCGATCACGCGCCAGGCGCCGTGACGAGTTGGGGTGGGCTTGATGCTCATGGGGTCACCTGGTGCGAGATGCGGTAGCCGCCGCGATAGACCTGCTGCGCAACCAGCCAGCTCCCCGAGTAGCGTTCGTCCCGGCCGCTCCAGAAGCTCAGTGCGTCGTAGCTGTCGCCCGGCGCCCAGCCGAGGAGTGCGGCTCGGCACTGCCCGATGACTTCGTCCATCGCGCGCCGCGCGCCGGCGCCGGTTCGTTCTTTGGTGGCGTTGCGGACGAACAGCACGAGTTGCAACGCCACTTCGACGTCCTGGATCGTGACCGGGCCGGTGTACTTGATCGCGCCGCCGCGCTCCTCGCACAGCACATAGGCCGCGGGCGCGCGGACCGGGGTCGCATCAAACGCGGCTTGAAGATCGGCCGCATCGCCCACCAGCTTCAGCAGCGGCGCGTGCGCGCTCAGGCGCTCGATCGCCAGGCTGACGGGGTACGGCCCGACGCTCACAGTCCCTCCAGCTTGTCGCGCGAGAAGATGCGCGGCTGGCTGCTGAAGCGCACGGCGCCGCCGTCCGGATCGCTTGGCGGCGTCGGCGCGAGAGGATCGCCGGCGCCCAGGCTGAGCTTGCCGGCCACGACGGCATCGAGCGCCCGGATCGCATCGCGGTAGTCGCGCTCGATGCGGCCTGTCTCCTCATTTGTGCGATCGCGCTGCCGATGCAGGTGGTAGCGCGCGATCGCGCGCCCCCACACGGCCAAGACCGGGAACTGCGCTGGGTCCTGTGGTAACGGGTAGCCCCGCTGCGCCAAGCGCGCGTCGATTTCCCCACCCGCCTGCAGGGTGAAGCGCACGATGCTGTCGAGCGCTGCATCGGCGGAGGCGATCTCCTCGGGCGTCCAGCGGCTGCGGTCGCCGGCAGCGATGGTCGCCGCCAGTAGAGGCGGATCGATCTGGTATAGCTCGGCGAGCTCGTTGAGCGCGTCGGCGCCATCGGCGAGTTGGGCGGGGGTGACGTACATGGGGTGTTATCGGGCCTTCTTGCCCGCGGCGGCCTTGGCAGCGGTCTCGCGCTCCGCAGCGGCCTTGCGTTCGGCCGCGGCCTCGGTCTCGTCCTCGACCTCTTCGACGACCAGGTACGGATCGGCCTTGAGGATCTCCAGCTGCTTTGCATCGAAGCGGTCTGCGGGATAGATCACCGGCGCCCTGCTGTGACTGACGCCGCAGCGGCGGTAGGGCTCGTGGGTGGAGCGAATTTTGATCGAGGGCATGAGGGGCTCCCTGTCGCGGTGAGTGCCGTCTCTCCGGCTGTCACGCCTAGCTACCCCACAGGGCCTTCTGCGCCAGGGCGTTCGGCGCGGCTGTCTGCTGTGGCAGTCCGGGGCCTTGCGGAATCTCCCCGGCAAGTCACACGCACCGTCGTGCGTGCCGCGACTCAGTCGTTACACCAGCCAGTTGGAGGTCACGAGCTCGGCGCTGTTTGCCCACTCGTTGCCACCGTTCTCGTCCTTCACCAGCAGCTTGCGGCCAGCGGCTTCCAGCGCCGGAGGCACGAGCAGCAGGTTCGGCCTGATGTTGAGCGGACGACCACCGTCGGCCTTGGAGCTCTGCATCGCGGCGCGGGCGTCGGCGTAGTGCTCGGCGGTTAGCGGCTGGTTGCTGGCGTAGGCGAGTTGCCAGAATCCGAAACCGACGTTATTGCGCGCGTCGACACCAAAGCGGAACTCGTTGTTCATGAACACGGCTTCGTCGTCCAGCCGGGTCATCGACGTGAGCACGGGCGACTTGCGGTTCTGGAAGATGATCGGCTTCACCGCCCGGCTGGTGTCCAGCAGGTACCAGATCGGGTTGGTCGGCCGCGCGGCGAGGTCCACGTCGTGGTTCTTCACCAGCGTGACAGCGCCGGTGCCATCGGCGTTGGCATATACCGGGTGCTCGTCATCGAAGAACGGCTGGCCGTCGTAGCACAGCGTGCTGAAACCGGCCTTGAGCAGCGGGAACACCAGCTCGTCCGGCTGCGACTTCGCCGCGCGGCCCATCTCCGCGAACAGCGGCGAGTAGATGCCGACGTTGTCGTCCTCGATGTCGGTGCGCTTGACACTGACCGAGGACTCCCAGTCCTTGTTGACGATCGAGTAGCCGTGCGCGGCCATGTCCTTGAGGACGCGCGGGCCGATCCATTCGCGGAACTGCGGGAACTGGCCGAGCCAGCCGTAGGTGTTGCTCTTCGTCGTGCTGGGGATCTCCGTGGCGATCTTCTGCCAGTCGGTCGGGGTCTGGTCGAACGCAGTCTGGAAGTCGCGGCGGAAGCCGACGAACAGCGCCTGTACCAGGGCGGAGGTAACGAGAGCCATATCGGATTACTCCTGGGGAATCGGAAACAGGGGGGCGCGGCGCGCGCGAATGCCGGCAAGCGCCGCGTCAGGCGGCGCGCTGCAGCTCCTTGAGGTACTCGGCCTCGGAAATGCCCAGGAGCCGGCAGGCTTCTTTCTGCTCGGCGTTGAGCGCCGTGGCCGCGCCCTCCGGCTTGCGCTCGCCCAAGTTCGACGGCTCGCCGATCGACGGCGCCGCGGCCACGAACTCCTTGAAGCGCTTCAGGCCCTCGGTGTCGCTGCAGGCAGCGCGGTGGTACGACTCGGTTGCCGGCGTGATCTTGCCGGCCTTCAGCGCGGCGGTAATTGCTTCGTCGACAGCGCGCTCGTGCTCGGCCTTGTCGCGCGCCTTCAGCGCGTTCTCGGCGTTGGTTGCGCGCTGCACCAGGGCGTCGTAGTCGGCGCGGGGCACATAGCGATCGAGTGAAGGCTGCTTCTTCTCGGCGTTGGTCGCGCGCTCCAGCGCGCCGTCGCGGTCCTGCTTGAGCTGGTTGATTGCAGTGGCCACCTGGTCGTCGGTGGCCTGCTCGGTCAGACCGAGGCCGACGATGGCGGCGGTCAACAGGGTGGAACGGCTCATGGTCGAGTCCTCTTGGTTGAGCGCTTGCAGATGCAAGTTGGCTAGGTTGGCTAGGCCGGCCGACACCAGCCGGACGATCCGGCCGGTGTCGGGGACGTAGTCGAAAACGGGGGAGATGTAGCGGTACTCGCGATTCGCGACCTGGTCGCGTCCGCGGGGCGTCCAGCTGACGCGTCCCCACAAGGCGCCGCCACGAAAGTCCAGGTCGGTGATCCACCCCGCCGCCGGTGCCGGCAGCCCGTTCGGTGCGCGGTGCTGGGTGGCGTGTTCCCAGTCGATCGGCAGATCGGCGCTGCGTGAGCGGAACGCCGCGATCACCGCCTGGGCGTCGCCGGCCTCAAAGACCCAACTCCGGCCATCGCGGCCGGCGATGATCGGACCGGCCGGGATCAGCTCGACCCACTCTGGGGCGCCGCCGTCGGCGGGCTGCAGCTCGGAGTTGACGGCGATACGATGCGGCATACCGCGCATCGTCGCGATGCGCCCGGACAGGCCGGGATTAGCGCGCGCTAATGCGTAGTGGGGTGCCCGTTGCGGGGCAGGCGCGCACGGCCGAAGCTACCCCCGGAGTCGGCACCTCGTCCATCGCCGGCCACCCTCCCGCTCCACATCCCGTTTAAAACCGTTTTAATTCGCCGCTGGCGCCCCGAGCCGGGGGGCAGTGGCCCGGACGTACCGCCCCGGGGCCTTCACGGCGCTTATACGCGGCTCTGGCCCGAGGCGGTTTCAGCCGTCGCCGAGGTCCAGGTACGCGGTGGCCAGTCGGTCGATGTAGTCGGCGTCCTCGACCGAGAGGCCGATAAACGGCCGGGCCGGCAGTCCCGGATGGTTGACCCGTGCACGCGGGCCTGGGCCGCCTTCCCATGCAAGCGCCTTGCCGGACTTCGGCAGGATCACATAGGGCGCGGTTCCTTCCTGATGCCAGCGCGCTTGCTTTGCGTCGGACGAGATCTCGGCCCAGGTCGGGCCGTGGCTGCCGTGGATGCCATCGCGCATGCGGCCGGTATCGGTCAGCGGCGTGCGGCCGCTGCCGGACTTCAGCGGCACCCACGGGGTCCCGTCCGGTGCGCGGCCTTCGGCAAACCGACGCTGTGTGCTCTCGATGCCGTATTCCTGGATGTCCCGCATGAGCGGGTTCAAATCCTGGCCGCGGCGCTGCAGCTCGCCGAACCAGCGCTGCGCCCGGTCGGCGTCGATCTCGATGATCAGCGGCTTATCGCTCATGGTATGGTGCGCGCACGGGCCGGAGCTTGTGCCGCCTCCGGTGTAGCGGCCTTCGCCGCAATCCTTCCACGGGCTGGGCCAACATACCCGACAGCCTGCAGGAAGTGCCGCAGGGCGGGTTGGCGCGCCTGCAGGCAAAGGCACTCATTCGACCGGGCGCCCCCACACAAGCAAGCCCTGACGCGAGCGCGGCTGCGGCCGCGCGCCACGGAAGAAGTCGAACGACCCCCACACCCCACCCGGCAGCACTTCCGCGATCAACGTCAGAGCCTTCCGGCCTTCGAGCCGCACGGTCTTGACGTAGTAGCGGCGCAGGCCAACTTGGCCGCGGGCGTTGCGGGCGAAGTTCGCCCAGATCTCGAACGGCGCCTCGATGGTCTCGCGCAGCAGCGGCAGGTATTTCTGCCGGCCGTCCAGGCGTTTCGGGTCTTCGAGCCAGTGCTCGATCACGCGCGGGCTCAGCAGCACCTCGGCGCCGGACGGGTCCTGCAGCGTCGCCGAATCCCCGTAGAGCCGACGCCAGGCGGCATGCAGTGCCTCGGGCGACCGCTCCGCGTCGGCGAGGGGCATGGCGCGAGGCGCGTCGACCGGCACTTGATCGGGCCGTCCGTACGCGTGGTACGGCCTGCCGGGCAACTCGGACCACCTGCTGTCAAGCGTCTTGGCCAGCAACGGGTCGGCGATCTCACGGCCCTGGTCCGCCACGCCGACGTGATAGGCCCACTCCGGAGGCGGCTCGCCCTCGACCGGCGGCGGGGCGGGATCGGGGGCCGTCTTGCCCTCCGCGTGCAACCGCGCGGCGGACACGCCGGTGACCGTGCAGCGGCAACCCCACCCATTGGGCGGGTAATGCGTCTGCCACCAGGGGTCGTCGGCCGCGATGATCTTGCCGTCCCACGCTTTGTGCTGCTCGCGCGGGTTGCGCACGGTGTTGTGGTGGTACTTCAGGTACGGGAACGCCTTCAGCGTCTCCCAGCGCCCGGCCATGTACGCCGTGCGCAGGTTGGTGTGGTAGATAACGGACGTGCGCCAGTTGAAGCCGGCGGTGGTGCCGTCGCCTGTCCAGCCGCGCCAGCCGTGGCGCTCGACGATGTCGCGGAAGCGCGCGCGGAAGTCCGCAAGCGTCTCGCCGCGGCTGATCGCGGCGTCCACTGCCTCGCGCAGGTCGGCAAGCAGCGCGTCGCGCGTGGCGCCGGCGACGACGAACGCACGCGCGTGCTGTCCCTGCCACAACTCGTCCCAGCGCCGCGTCGGCAGGTTGACCTTCTGCCGGAAGTAGCGCTCGGCCTCCGGCAGGCTGCGGAAGCTGCCGCGGACATCAGGTGTCGGCATCGTCCACCGCATCGCTCATGCCGGCGATGCCGGCGATGGCCAGGGCATGCTGCAGCACGGCCGCGAAGCGCTTGCTGTCGAGGTCCGGCATCAGCTCCAGCAACCCGTCCCGAACCTCCTCCAGCGTGCCGGCCTGCTGCACCAGCGCCTCGATGCGCTCGACCCACTGGCCGACGACGGGGTCGGCGCGGCTGGCCAGCAGCGCCACCAGCTGGTCTTCGCGATCGCGCGGCGCGCCTTCGCGGTTCTCGGCGCGCCGGGTCCTCGCCGGCGTCGCCGCGGCGGGCGGCGCCGGCGCGGCCACAGCGGGCGCCGTAAGCAACTCGGCGCCCTCGTCCGGGTCGGGCAAGCCGAGCTTGTCGCGGATGACGGACTGCTCGACGCGCAAACCCATCGGCACCAGCTTCTCCAGCGCACCGGTCAGCGCCGCGATGTCCTCCGACTCCGGGACCTGGACGATGAGCTTGGGGTAACGCCCAGGGCCGAAGTTCAGGTCGACGAACGGGCGGACCAAGTCGCGGTTCAGCGTCGTTTGTAGCGCCTTCGCGTCGGCCTGAAGCAGGTCCAGGCGTACGTCGTTGTGTACCTTCGCCTGGCTGAGGCTGGCACCGTCGTCGGCCGTCATAGTCTGCCCGAGGACGCCCTTACTGACCTGCTTGTCCCACCACGTCGCCAGCTTCTCGAAGAAGTCAGCGGCGCCGTTGGTGTTGGGCGCGGCCTGGAACTCGATGCGCGTGCTGTCGGGCATCACCGCCGCGGCGTCGCTGCCTAGGTTGGCCACCGCGGCCATGAGCTTGACGATGTCCTCCTTGGTTGCGCCCGGTCCGTAGCGGCCGACGCGCATCGGCAGACCAAAGATGTCGGCGAAGGCCATCCAGTCCTTCCAGGCCCAGGCCTTGCACATGTACGCCGGCGCCGCCAGGCGTGCGAGGCCCCCGCGCACCGGCAGGCCGGAGCGAATCTTCGGGCGGTGCACGACGAACTTGAACGGCGCCAGCGGAATGCCGTTAACCGGATCCGCATCGTCGAGCAGGCGCAACTTGTGCCCAGTTTCGCGGTCGTAGCGGAAAAACCGCGGGTCCCGGTGCTCCAGCGTGGCGGGCATCCACACTTTACCACTGCGGTCCCACACGATCTCGATCACAGAGTAGCCCTTGCCCAGGCCGTCGGTCAGATCGAATAAGGCTTCGTCAACCGCGGGCAATGCCAACATCTCGCGCACGGCATCGGCGATCTCCACGTCGCGCTTGTCGTCGCTCCAGGCGTCGACGCGGATCTGCAGCCCGGACAACGCGAGCTTGCGCGTGCCGAGCACCGATGCGTAGTGCAGGTCGCGCTCCTCCATTTCCTCGGCGAGGCACAGGTACTCGTAGGCATCGCCGTTCGCGGCGGCCTCCAGAATCTGCGCCAGGCGCGGCGGCGTCAGGCCGCCGGTCACGCCGGAATGCCAGACCTGCCGAATGCCGGTCACGCCACCTGCGGAAATCTCCTCCTCGAGGACTTCGTAGCGGATTGGCTCGCCGTCCGGGCCGAGGATGCGGGATTGGACCGTCTTCGTCGCCATCACCAGATGCCTTTTGTGTTGCGCCAACCCGCGCCGCGCCCGGTCTCGGGGCTGCAGTCTTCGCGTGCGCCATGCGGCGTGACGCGGTGGTAATCGATCACCTCGACCTCGGCCAGGCTCGCGTAATGCATGAGCGCGATCGCGACGCCGGCGTCGCCGTGCCGCTGCCCGCCGTCCTTGCCCGCGGTCTTCTTGTCGGGCACGCGCGCCACGCCCTTGATCACCTTGATCGCGCGTAGGTCGGCGAGCACGTCCTTGTCGCGCGGCAGCGCGATCGTGTCGTCTTCGAATGCCTGTTTGAGCGGCGGCATCTGCTCGCGGTACCAGCCCTCGGTCAGCATCACCAGCTCGATGCGTTCGAACCCGAATTTCTGCGCCAAGAACTCGCTCACCGCATGGCCGTTGCCGCGGGCGTCGAGGGCCGCCTTGCGGAACCGGGGCAGGCGTCCGATCACGAACGTTGCGATCTGCTCCTGCTGCCGGTGCGGCATGTTCCGCAGCTCCAGGATGAACGGCACTCGCCGGCGCAGGGTCTGCTCGATCTGCGCCGGCACCATTACCGTGAGGTCGCCGCTGCGGCCGAAGTCCTGGCCGAACACGCTTTCCAGATCCGGATCGAGCGCCTGCAGCAGTGGTGCGACGTGCTCGTCCAGCCAGTCTTGGATGACCTCATGCCGATGGTCGTCCGGCTCGCGCTCGAAGCCGGCGGGGCAGCTGTAGCGCAGCACGGGCGTGTCCTGCATCCGCGCTTCGATCAGCGAAGTGGTGAGCCACGCGCCCGAGCCCTGGCTTGGCACGACGTCGAGCTCCTCCTCGGCTGCGTCGCCGTAGAAGGCGTACACGTCCGCGATCCACTTGGCCTGGGCCTCAGCGTCCCACGACACGCCCTTGCGCATGCACACGCGGCCGAATAAGCCCTGCTCGACGGCATCGCGGAACGTGATCCGGTGCACCGCACCCTTGCGCTTGCCCGAGCGAATCTCGTTCACCAGCTCGTTGAAGGGGTTCTGGTCGCCGTCATGAGTGCTGATCACACGTACCTTGCCGCCCCAGATCAACAGCGCCAGCGCCGCTTTCAGCAGTTCGTCCAGGGCGCCGTGGAACGCGGCCTCGTCAATCACCACCACGCCTTGCTTGCCGCGCAAGTTGGCGGGCCGAGAGGACAGCGCGACGATGCGGAAGCCGCTGGCAAACCGGATCGTGTAGGTCTTGATCGCCTTCTCGTCGTCGCTGTCCTTGAAGACCTCTTCGCCTTCCTCCACCTCCGACGCCGCCTCATTGAACACGCGCGCCCACATCGCACAGGCCTCGATGTATTCGATAGCCATGTCCATGTTGTAACCGATGTAGTACACGTTCATCCCGCCGGCCTGTCGGGACTTTGAGGCGATCAGGACGTTGTCGGCGGCTTCGGCCCAGGTGAGGCCGATACGGCGGCTCTTCTCGGCGACCTTCAGGTCGCTGTCGTCGGCGATCCATTCCTGCTGGTACTTCAGCAGTACCGCGTCGATGGCTTGGTTGACCTCGCGTGCGAGCGAGGCCGGCAGTTCCTGCCGCAGCAGGTCGCCGGAATCCTTGACCAGCGCCTCGACCAGCGGGCGCCGCTGCGGCTTGGCCGCCGAGCCGCCGCGCTTCCCAGGCTTGGCCGGGGCTACGACCATCAGCCAACCCCCAGAATCTTCTTGCGGAACTCGGCGGCGCTCTCCGCGGACAGGCCACCCGTCTTGACCACCTTGTCGAGCTTGGCCTGCTGCTCGCGCAACAGCGCCGCCTGTGCCTCCGCCGCGATCGCGCGGCGCACATTCACGTCGACGCGCTTGGTGTCGATCGCATCTTTCGCAGCGCGCGCCAGCTTGCGCACGTCGTCCACGCTGATCTCTTCGGCGCTCTGCAGCTTGAGCGAGGCGTCCGTGGCAAGCGTGATCACCGCGTTCGTCAGCAGCGTGCTCGCTTTCTCGCCTAGGCTGTCGCCAAACTCGCCGACCAGCGCCTGCGCGGCGCGGTCGATCTCGCGCATGCGCTCGGTCAGTTCGGCCAAGCCCTGGTCGTAGCGGTGCAGCGCCGACCGCGAGACCTCGGCGGCAGGCTGGCCCGGGAAGCGGGCCTGCAGGTCCGCGATCATCTCGTCCAGTGTCAGGCGGCCTTCGCGGAGCAGGCTCTCGATGTACTCGCGCTGCTCCGACGGCAGGCGAGAGATCGTGGACTTGGCGCGGCGCTTGCGAGCCATTACTTCGGGCTCGGCCGGCTCACGCCCGGCACCAGCGTGTAGCCCTGGGCGACACTGAGCCCACGGGTGGTGAGGGTCGCCACGTCGACGCCGGGCACGGGCTGGCTGAGGGTCATCAGGCCCTGGTCGGCGAGCCAATGCAGGTCCGTGTGCACGTCGTCGCGGTCCGCAGCAACACCCAGGAAGTGCAGGCCAGCATGCAGCTGCGAGCTGTTGGCGAAATAGCCCTTCTGCTCCGACAGGATGCGCAGCAGCACCAAGCGGCGGTCTTCGCGCAGGCGTTCGGCGAAGGTCTTCATCGATCGTTCTCCAGCAGGTGCTCCTGCATCGTTTGCATCAGCCGATTCGTGGTTCCGATTTGCCCCTCGATCGACGAGAGGCGCTCGTAGATTTCGCGGATCTCCGCATGGGTCAGGCCAGCTTCGCGGAACGCTTCGAGCTTGGCGACGCGCACCGCGATGCCGTTCTGTCGCCACCACAGCAGCAGGCCCACGCTAAGGTTCCCTGTCGCGAGCAGCAGCAGTACCAGCAGCAGCGCGTACGGGGCGGTCGCGTCAATAGCCACGCTCACGCTCCAGCGCTTGCCGCGCGCGCTCGATGCGCTCCGCCTCGATGCGCTCGCGCTCGCGGGCGGCGGCGGCCAGACGGGCCTTGCTGTCCTTGCAGTCGTGGTACAGCGCCGCGCTGGCTAGATGGTTGCGCGCCAGGCCCAGCAGGCTGCGGTCGACCACCGGCGGCAGCTCCGCCGGGCACGGTGAGGTCAGGTCCGCCCCGATCGGCGGGATCGGGTTGACCAGCGCCAACAGCTCGGGCGGGATCGCCGGCGTTGGCCGCGTTCCACGCGCGCACGAGCTCAGTGTCGGCATGCATAGCAGCCAGGCCAGGGTTGCGAGCAGCGGCCGCTGCCAGCAGCGCGCTGGCCGAGGCCGCGGCGCGGCGGTTGCGATCGATGTCATCGTGCAGTCCCTTCGAATGGGCGTTGAGGGCGGCGGCCGCCGCCTGGGTATCGCGCGAAATCTGCGCTGCGGCGCCCTGGGCGTCGTGCAGCAACGCGCGGGTCTGCGCCAGCTCGGCCGCGAGCGTCTGACTATCCCGCTGCGCCTGGTGGCCCTGCTGCCATTCCATGCCGGCCCACACGCCGGCGCCGAGGCCGAGCGCGAGGCACGCCGCGCACGCTGCGATCGCGTACAGCACCGCCTTGGCGTGGGCGACCACGCGCACGCCGGGCAGGGGCGTCCAGCCGCTCACGGGCATACCGCCTTGCCGGGCCATCCGGCGGCGATGTAAGCCGGCTCCAGCATGAGCAGGATGCGGCGCGGGTACTGCACGTTCTCGCGGTGCGCCGACGCCGAGCGCGCACGGAAGCGTTCGACCGCGCGCCAGTCGTTCGCGTCGGCGCGGCCGGCGATGGCCAAGCCGCGCTCGCGCAGCACCCAGGTTTCGCCGCCGTTGTAGCCGCGCAAGGCGAAGTTCCAGCGGCTGCACGCGCTCAGCGGCGTCCAGCCGATGGGCTGGACGCGGTCGAGCAGCCACTTATCGTAGATCGCTGCCGCAAGCGCTGCCTGGTGCGGGTCCCACGGATCGAACTGGCCTAAGCGCTCCGGGAACGCCTGCGCAATCCACTTGGCCGTCGCCGGCATGAACTGCGCGAGCCCCTGCGCGCCGACGGGCGAGCGCGCGTTGGGGCGCCAACCGCTCTCAAGGTGCAGCTGTGCGGCCAGGCGCGCGGGCGACGCGTCCACGCCCCAGACATCAGCCGCAGCCTGCTCGACGCGGTGGCGGTACAGTGCGGACGCCTCAGGGATGCGGACTTGTGCGCGGACCTGCCCGCACAGGAGGCCGAGAACCACCGCAGCGGTCAGCAGCAGCCCGACGATCGCGATCGCGCGCGCCGTGCGCTGCAGGCGGCGAGGCACATCGAGCCGGCTCATCCGATAAGCCCCGCGGCGATCATGGCGGCGGCCACCAGGGTGGCGCGGCGCGTCTGCGCCATCGCCTTCTCGATGCCGTCAAGGTAGCGCGGGTCGGCTCCGCGGAACGCGGCCCAGTCCACGCCGTAACCGACGGACGCCGCGCCGCTGATCTTGCTGATTGCCCACAGATAGGCGCCGAGCTTGGCGGGGTTCAGCGGCACGACCAGCGCGAGCAGCACGAGGCTGATCAGCGCCCACAACCACACGTTGCCGATGCGATCCAGCTGCTCGCTTGCACGGATGAAGAGTTTCTTGAGCGTGTGCATGTCCAGTCCTGCGAAGAGGGCCGACGGCGGCCAGGGGGAGCCGCCGTCAGCCGGAGGGAGGCCGATCGGCCTTGCAGGGGGCACGTGGGACACGCCTTGCCGCGTCAACTCAGCAGCATCCCCTTGCGCGAACAGGATGCGCGCGCGCGAGGAAGCGGCTGGATTAACGCGCGCTAATGAAAAAGCCCCGCTCGGAGGCGGGGCTTCGTATCTGCGGATGGACAGCTCAGAGAATCGACTTTCCGTCCAGATCGAGGCCAGTGACCGCGCCGCGCTTGACGATGCAGATCGCAGTAGTGTCGATCATTGCGCCAAAGCCATTCTGCAGGCGGAGTCCGTCACCGTGATCCCATCGCACGCTGCAGAGTTCCTCAGCTGGATAGCAACGCGGTGCGACGTACGGAATCTCAGCGCTGCTGGGATTCTTTGCCGCCATGCGGATGGCTTCTTGGCACGCCAAGACGGCGTCCGCCCCGGATGAGCTATCGCAACCGGAAACCCAAGCTAATGCGCAAAGCAGCGGCACCAAAGCGATGATCCTTTTCACCTTCCCCCCTTGTTAGTCGTCGAATAGTCGGCCCTGAATTTTGTTCAAATGCAGCGCGCGCTGCTGGCGAATGATCCGATAGACCTGCTGCTCGCTCAATCGGTGTTCGTCGGCCAGCTGGCGGATGTTGCCGCGCTTGGCCTGGCGGTAGATTTCCGCATCGCGCAGGGCCGTGCGCAGCCGATCGCCGCGGGGCAGGTACCACATACGGGCGCCGAAGTACTCGGCCAACGCCAGCACGCCGTCGCGCGCGAGCACGAACGCCTCGTATTCGCCGCGACCCTGGCGCAGGTACACGGCCTCCTGCACGCGGACCATATCGACCAAAGCCTGCGCCCAGCGGTCTTCCGGTACGTCGCCGATGTCGCGGCCGATCAGGCCGAGCGACTCGCTCTCGGTCTGCGCCGGCATCATTTCGAGCTGCTCGGTCACGTTTCGGTTCCGTACTTCACGCGTGCCGCAGCGCACTGCTTTTCGGCCTCCTCCGGCTCCATGAGGCCGTAGGCCAGCTGCTGGCGGATCCAATCCAGTTCGTTCTGCAGCTTCTTCTGCCGCGGGTCCTCGGGCGGTGCCTGCAGCGGTGGGGCGGCGGACAGGTGCCGGCCGGCACGGGCGTCGGCTTCGCGCCGGCGCTCCGCGGCGGCATCGGCCGCGTCCGCCAGGCTGAACACCACCGCGCGCAGGTAGCCGTGGCCTTCGAGCGGCAGGCTCAGCCGATCGCGCTGCGCCAGCATCTGCTCGATGCCCTGCGCCCACATCGCCGGAGCGACGGGGCGGCGCATGCCGGTGCGCTCGTCCTTGCACACCGTGCCGGCAGCGATCAGGTCGGCCACCTCGCGCGCCAGCTTCACCGCGCGCGCCATCCGCAGTCCCGTCTTCGGAGGCTTGAACAGCCGCAGATACGCCAGCACCGCACGGCCGCACTCCGGCGGCAGCTCGGCGACCGCCGCGGCCAGGCGCTTGCCTTCGTCGTCGGTGAAGAACGCCTCCATCTCGGCTTGGAAGGCGCAATGAGGGCAAGTCCCGAGCATCAGTCCTCTCACGCCCTCGTCAACTTCAGCGCGCCTTCCAGCACCGTGAACAGGCGGCGGAACTCGCCGGCCATGAGCACGAAGCGCGCGTCGAGCTCCGCGCGCAGGTCGTTACGCTCGGTCGCCTCGAGCTCGTCGACCGCGCCGTCGAGCAGCTTGAACTTACGCACGATCAGGTCCTCGCCGAGCACGAACGAGACGTGGTCGTCGAGGTTCAGCGCCAGCCGGGTGACCTGCTTGCCCGACTCCAGGTGCTTGGCGATCTCGTCGCTGTTCAGCTCCATGCTGTCGATTCGGACACGGGCGGCACGATCCGCTGGGTCGCGCAGCTCGCACTCGTCGCCGAGCGACAACCCGTCGGGCAGCGGCTCGCCGGCGACCCAGCCGGTCAGCACCGCGCGCGGCGCGACCTCGGCGTTCAGCGGCAGCGCCGGGAAGCTGCCGAGCGCGCGGCGGATCTCGCTGACCACGTTCTCGCCGCTCTTGCGGCTGGAGGTGTCGACCGCGACCACGCCGTGGCCCAGATCGACCAGCGCGTCGGTGCGCGAGGGCTTCACGAACGCGCGCGGCAGCAGGTCGGCGATCAGCTCGTCCTTGATCCGCTTGCGGGTGCGGCCGCCGGGCTTGCGGCCTTCCTTCTGCTCGATCTCCGCCAGCTTCTTCTGCAGCAGGTCGTTGACCACCGAGCCGGGCAGGATCTTGTCCTCGCCGCCGACCGCCAGCCACAGCGCGTCGCCCTGGCGGTGCGACAGCGCCTCGGCGTCGCGCCCGAACGGGCTGATGAAGCCGCGGCTGGACAGCTCGAACAGGCCGACCGGCTTGAGCTGGCATTCGTCGAGGCCGGCGTCGAGGTCGTCGAACTTGGTCGAGGTGGGGAAGCGGAACAGGGTCAGGTTGCGGAAGAGCATACGGGGCTCCTTGTGACGGACTTTCGACGGGCGTCGATCTCTAGAGCGGCGACGAGTCGGTGCAACTGGTCGTGGTTGAGCCACTCCACGCGCGCGACGCTGAACATGCGGCGCGCCGTGCCGTGGGCGTACGACCAGGGACGCTTGGCGTCTGCAAGCAGTGCTTCCACCTTCTGTAGCATCGGCACGTCCTTGATCGACTTCGGACGCCCAGCGAACACGCGGCGGCGTGCCTGGCGCTCGGTAACCTTGAACCCAAGGCGCGCGAACTCGGCGAGGACGGCGTTGCGCTCCTGGGCGGTCATGTCCGCTGAGGAGGCCTTACCGGTCAGGCGCACGAGCAGTGCCCGGTAGGTGTCGTCGTCCATACCGAGTTGCTTCTTGGCCTGGTGGATGCGGCCGAGCTGTCGGTTGCGGTCGGCTACGGGGCTTCGCATGCGCCTAGTCATCCGCCACCTCGGCCATGCCCGGTTCCACGCCTTCGCTGCAGCTGAGCAGCCGCGCCACGCTGCGGCAGGCCTCGAAGAAGCGGGCCTTGAGCTGCGGCGGCGCCACCGCCGGCAGCGGCCGGGAGCGCTGGCCGGCGTGATCGGCGGCGGTGATGACCCGCCAGTCGATCACGCTCAGCCGTCGCACGCGTAACTGCACGCCGCAGGATGGGCAGCGAACCTGCTGCGACACCCCACCGGTAAAAGGCTCGACGATCCGGAGGGCGCAGCCGCATTCGCAGCATTGAGGAATGGGAGCGGGCTGCATCAGCGCACCTCCTCGATCTCGGTGGCGAAGGGCTTAATGACGAAGTCCTCCTTCCCAGTTACCACCGATAGTCCTTTGATCCCTTCGACGGCAGACGGCTCCGCTAGGATGGCCTCCTTGTTGACCGACTCCTTGGTGCGGATGAATCGCTCCAGCCCCAGCTTCTTGAGGGTCTCGATGACGATGCCCTCGCTGCGGACGTTTACGCTGGGCGGCCGCATGCGCCAGCTGACCTCGCCAGCACCGAACTTGGCAGTTTTAGTCCGACCGTCCTTGGTCAGCTCCGCGCGCCGGGCCTCGCACCATATACGGACGCCCTCGCCGAGCTGGGCAATGACCGCAGCATGCGGGGCTGCTAGCGCTTCGTAATGTTCTTTGATCTCCGCGAGCTTGGCGTTCATTTCGGTTTCGATGGACTGGCGCGCACGCTGTGCGGCGCCGATCTCGGCGAGGGCCGCGTCCACCTCGTGTTGGTCGCGGAGCGTGACGACGGCGGCTTCGGTCTTGATGCGGGTCTTTTTGCTACTCATGGGTTGGGGTCCTGCTGCTGGTTGTCGGGCCGTTTGCCGCCGGCCGCGGGCTGGGTGGAAGGCCCTCCGCGTCCATCGGGCTGAGGGCTTTGAACAACTCGGTGCGCCACTCGCGTGCCTGCGTCAGGCTTACGTCCAGCACTGCGCTGATCAGCTGTGGCGTGAGGCTCGCCGACGGCTGGTGCTGCGCCCACAGCGCGAAGCGCATGGCGCGGAGACGGTCACAGCGAGACCGGCGTTTGCGCATGCGCGTCACTCCTCGTCGGGCTCCGCGGCGTGCTGGCAGATGCGGCGGAGCACGTCGCGGTAGCGCTCGCCGATCACGGGCGCCAGCTCGTCCTCGTCGTCAGCCGGCTGCATGCGCTTCCTCGGGGAACTGCTCGAAGGGCACGATCTCAACGTTCGGGACCAGCCGGCGCTGCACGCGGGTCATGACCTCGACGACCACGTGCGGACGGCCATCCGCCTCCACCTTCTTGCCGGCGGCAGCGACCGCGTCCTCGTACGATGCGAAGCCGGCGCCCATCACCGCGGCGACCGGGAGCACGACGTACCGCTCAGCCATTGGCCACCTCGGCGCGCGCGGCGTGCTCGACCCACTCGACCTGCACGTCCTCGTACGGGGCAGCGCAGACGTAGTCATGGCCGTCGGCGACGGGATGCCGGCGATAGCGCACGCCGTCCGCGAAGCTCGGCTTGCTGTTGACGATCAGCACCGGGCGCCGGCCGTTGTCGAACACGGAAAGCACGCGGATGCCCTCACGTTCTAGCCGCTCGATCACTGCGGCGGTCGAGCGCAGGCCATCTGGGCGCACAGCATGCGGTTGGATCGGGTTGACTTTCATTCGGTCTTCTCCTGGGGAATGGGCAACCCGAGTTGCCCGTAAAGGTCCGGCGTCGCGACGCGTTTCATCGCGGCCACCAGCCGGGCGGTGGCCTCGATCCGCTTCACGAGGAAGCGGCAGGTCCGGTCGAGGTCGTCCGCGTTTGCCGCAAGGTGGTAACCCTCGTCCGGCGTTGCGCAGATCGCGTGACCTTCGAGGCGCAGCTGCTCGATGACCTGACGCAGGCGGCGCTCGTCGGCGGCGTTGCGGCGCCCAGTGATGAACTCAGCCAGGTCGGCGGCGGTGATACCGTTGGCCGGGCCAACCCGCCGCATCAGCGCGGTCAGCACAGTCTCTGGCGTGATCTCGCCTGGGAGCAGCGGCAGCTGCACTAGCGGCCACCTCCGTGCATGTCGATGGCGAGCTGCACGACGGCGCGGATAGCGGGCAACTCGCGGTCCACCGCCGCGATTCGGGCGAACGCCGCGTCCTCCGGGATGTCGACGGCGGCGAGGATCGCCATCGCGGCGGCTGTGCGATCGAACCCGTCGCGTGCGTGTGCCGCGGCGCTTTGCAACCGCGTGGCTAGGCGGGCCTGCGCGGCGGCCTTGAGCTGCTCGTAGTCGCTCACTCGGCACCTCGCCGGTTCGGGCAGGTCGGGCAGGCGCGCGCGAGCTGCACGCGCATGTGATTGGTGCTTGCGAACGGCTGCCGCTGGTACTCCAAACAGCGGTTGCGCGGCAGCTCGCCGATCACCGGACACTCGACCGTCAAGCCCATCAGCGCGCCCTCGACCTTCTGTTGCACGGCGCGCAAATCGCCCTTGTAGGTGCCTTTCAGAACTTGCGAGACAACGGCGGGGCTGTAGCCGATCTTCTCCGCCACGGCGCTCTGCGTGCGGCATTTGCAGGCTGCGCGCAGCACGTTCAGCCAATCCGGCTCGGTCATAGGGGGTACTCCGTTTCGGTGTTGTGGTCGTAGACCGCGACCGCTACGCGGTGAGGCATGCGCGACGAGCGCTTGCGCAGCACCGAGGGCGCCTTGGGCCCGGTGTTGCGGATCAGGGTGTAGGTGGCCGGCAGGCACCGGCCGAGGCCATGCCGCGTGATGCGCAGGTACCCGGCCCGGACCAGGTACCTCGCATAGCGGCATACGGACTCGGCGGTTGTGATCTCCACAACGGCGGCCACGTCTCCCGCCGTGAAGGTGCGCAGCATCCGCATCGCGTTCCACGTCTTGCCTAGCACGAACGTGCCCCGCGCCTCCTTGCCTGCGCGGTGCCGTCGCGTGGCGTTGCGCACTTTCGGCGACACGTCAGCCCACCGCCTGCAAGCGCTGCTTGACGGCCTGTGGCGCATTGCCCAAGAAGAAATCCTGCCCGCGCGGCCAATCGGCGGCAGCCACCGATGCGAGGCTGCGGCTGCGCGCGAACTGCTCGATGCGGCCCAGGCCCACAACGATGTTGCGGACGCTGCCGGCGGCGCGCGCGTGGAGCATGTCGACCAGGTCGTCGGCGACGGAAACCTCGCACAGTTCGCGCGCAAGGACGCGCGCGTCGACTTCCGAGCACGGTGCGAACTCCACCCATTGCGAGATACGGCCGGACAGCTGCGGGCTGGACGAGATTCTCCGGTCGATTCCCGCCATGCCGATGAGAATCACGGGCACGCTGGACAGGTCGTGCAGGTCGCGCAACGTGTCCACGAGGCGCTTCTGCTCCACGACGTAGTCCGCCTCGTCGACGAACAGCGGCCTGCCGGTCTCGGCGAGCTTGCCGACGATGGCTTCGACGGTCTGCGCCACGCGGCCGCGCGAGGCGATGTTCAGTTCGCGGCAGATGGTTTCCAGCATGCTGGTCGGCGTGCTGGTGGCCAGGGCGCGCACGAACACGCCGTTCTGCCGGGTGGCGAGCCACGCCACCGCGGTAGTCTTTCCGCGGCCGCTCGGGCCGAAGCACAGGCCCATTCCGGGCATGCCGGGCGTGCGGCTCAGCAGGGCCTCGCCGGCTTCGGCCAGGCGGGCCACGTTGCTGATGGGTACGATCTTGGAGCGCATGGTCAATCCCCTTGTTGTGCTTGCAGTAGTCGGTTGCGCTCGGTGCCGTGAGGCAGCAGCGCGGCGTATTCGCTCGGCAGGCCCTGGGTTTCCGGGCCGAAGTACTCAAAGACCAGCCAGCGGCCCTTGAACTCGTCGCTGTTGACGTAGCCTTTGAGGCGGTGCCGTTCGATATCGTTGCGCTCTTCCGGCGCCTTCATCAGCACGCTGAGCGCCCACGCGAAGCGCTGCTCGGCGGTTTCGTCCTGGGCTTGCTCGCGGCGCAGCAGATGGGTCACGTCGTCCACGTCTGCGATCGTGCTCGGCGCCGGCACCGGCGCGGCGGGCGGCGCCTGCTCGGCCTGCAGCGCGGCCGCAGCATCCGCGGCGGCTTCCAGCGCTGGGGTGATGTGCACGACGTTCGGCGGCGGTAGCGCGGCGAGCGCCGCATGCTGCTCGGCCCTACGGTCGAGGATGTCCCACGCGATGTCCGCGGTCTTAGCTTTGCGCTTCGCCGCGCGCAGTTCCGCCTTCGCGTCTTGCACTGCGCGGGTCTGCCGGGTCTTGGCTTCGATGGCGACTTCGCGGCGGGAGACGCCGAGCACCTCGGGGCATTCGGCGATGCATAAGTAGCGTTCGGCGTGGTAGACGACAACGCGGCCAAGGTCGCCTTCTTCGTCGCGACGCACCAGGACCTGCTCGCCAATGACGCCAGCAAGCTCAGGCGCGATGTAGACCAGATTGTCGATCCGCAGGCCACGCTTTGTGACGGTGCGGAGCTCGCCGGCGCCCATCAGCAGGTCCAGCGCGCGCACGTCGGCGACGCGGCGGACAGCGTCGCGCAGCTGCGCGCTGCGCTCGAACGGCGTGACGCCCCCGAGACCTTCATGCGGCTGGTGGGCGTAGTAGTCGTTGCACCAGCGGTCGCACACGTCCTGCAGATCGGCCGCGGTGAGGCGGACTTCCACCAGGTCCGACGACTTCTTGAACAAGCGGTCGGCGAAGGCTTCTCGTGCGCGGATTTCCTGCGCTTCGGCCACGTTGTGGCCACAGTAGCCCGGCAGCAGTTCGACCAAGCCATGCGCGAAAGTGCGGAATGCGCGCTCGATGTTGCCCTTCTCCCACGGACTGAACGGCGCGCTGAACTTCGCTTCGATTTGCAGGCTGGTCAGCAGCTGGCCGACGCGCTGGCTGGCGTAGTCGCGGCCGTTGTCCATCTTCACCGCTTCCGGCACACCCCAATCCAAGATCGTTCGGCGCAGCAGACGGCACACAGACTCGGCAGTACTGGTCTTCGAGACCCACAGGCGCAGGCGGCGCGTTGCCAAGTCGATCACACCGATCAGGCTGTGGCGGCCGTCGACCAGCTGCAGGTCCGCCGGGCTGCTGTCCAGCTGCCACAGCTGGTTGGCGCGGGTAATGCCCTCGGTGAGGCTCCCGAAGGCGGACATGTAGCGGTTCTTCCACGCGTCCGGATTCGTCAGCGCGAGGAACACCTCAGCGTTCTGCGACTTCCACTTCTTCAGCCAGCGCTGGACGGTTCGCTCGTCGGGCAGATCGACGCCGGCGGCGCCGAAGCGCGCATCCAGGGCGTCGCACACGTGCTTCGCGCTCGCGTGCGGCTTGTCGGCCAGCAGGCCGACGACGAAGTCGCGCAGCTCGGGGTTCGTGTCGAGCTTGCCGGTGCCGGCGCGGTTGCCGTAGTTGCCGGCGAGCGCGGCCGGGCCCTTGGTCTTCAGGTCGCGCTTCCACCGGCGCAGCGTCGCCGGGTGCAAGTCGGCGCCGGTATGCTGGCGCACCTGGAGCGGGACGGCGAGCTCACCTCGGTTGTAAGCGACGCAGAAGTCCTCCATTGCACGGGTGATGCCCGTGCCGCGCGCCTCCGCGAAGGCAGCCAGACGCTGCAGCAGTTCCAGCTTGGCTTCCATGCGCGCGCGGCGCGTGCCGGTCATGCCGGCAGCTACCACCGCGCCCTGCTCGAACGCGCGCTGTCGCACCGCTGCATCCACCGACTCGGCGATCACCTGGCGGCGCGCCGCCGCGGCGCCAGCGCGGAATGCGGGACTGGCCTCGGCCGCGGCGCGTAGCGCTTCGGCTCGCTGCAGGGCGTCGCGAACATCCGCGGGCAGGAGCTCCCATGCGTACAGGCGGCGCTTGCCACCGCGCACTGCTTCCTCGCTAAAAGACCAGTTTTCACGCGTCGCACGCCGTACGATGCTGGACTTGTTGCGACCGAGCGCCTCCGCAATCTCCAGAAGGTCGTACAGCTTCATCGGGCGACCGCCGTCGGCCATCAGCGTGCCCTCCGGCGCAGCATCCGCAGGTTGTTGACGTGTTCTCGCAGGGCCTCGATCTGCTCCTGCGCGGCGCCGATCTCGGCGTCGAGCGCGGCGGCGCCGAGCACGAGGCGTCCGCCGCGCACCTCCGCCAGCCATTCCGAGTAGCGGTGACTGCGGCAGGCATGCTCGAGCGCCGGCATCAGCCATGCGGGCGTGTTGTAGGCCTCGCGGCTCTCCGCGGTGTACGCGTCGAGCATGTGCTTGCTGACCTCTTTCCCGACGAGCCGCGACACACGCGCGGCCACTTCGTAGCGATCGAGCTCCGGGTCGGCTGCGCGGGCGTCGTCCAGCATTGCGCCGACCAGGACGGCCACGCGGGTGCGGAAGTCCATGCTGCCGGGCAGCGCCGGCACCGGCCGCGGGATCGCAGCGAAGAGGTCGCCCGTGGCGACGTCACGGGACCGCGCCATCAGGCGACCTCCCCGCCGCAATGCACGCTCGCGCAGGGGGAGGCGCCCGCGGGCTTTCGGCCCGCGCCCACAAGGGGATGCCCCTGCTCACGTGCTGCCGGGGTTTTCGGGATGGACGCCCGCGCACTCTCCGGCTGATCGCACCCGTTGGCCCGGGCCAGGCGGTAGACAAAGGACGTGTTCATGCGCCGGCCGCCTTTTGCGGATTGCGGCCCCCAGCGCGGGTGGTAGCCTTGCAGGAGGCATGGGCCGGGCGCTTCGGCGCGCGGCCTCGGCGGCGGTTGGGATTGCCGTTGGCGTCGTACCGGCTCGGCCAGATCTCCTGCGGCCGCAGGCCGATGGCGCTGGCGATGATCCCTTCGGCCTTCGGCCACGCACGGCGAAAGACCTCGCTCAGCGAGCTGTCGCCGGTGTAGCCGTGCTCGAAGCCGAGCTGCCGCAACGACCAGCCCGCTTTGTCCAGCGCCGCCTTGATGTCGGACGGATGCCAGTCCTGGGGGGCTGGTTTTTTTGGGGCGGCGGCTGTGGGCATTGGCTGTCACGAACAAAGGGTGTGTATGGAGCGCAAACATAGACCCAAACGGGTTTGTTTACAACCCCTTTCGGGTGCATCACTTCACCCGATCGGGCTTGATGCATCCGGTTGCCATTTTTCGTTTTCCGATCAATGGCTTACAGAAAGTGGTGCGCGAACCAGAGGCGCAACACTCCGCGCAACGCTTCTAGTTGACGAAGCGATGCGGGGTCTCCGGTGATCGGGGAGAGACTCGCTCGGGTGCGTGGGTCGCGCTCCCGCGAGGAGTTCGCAACCTGGTTGGGTGTTCACCTGAACACCTACGCTCGATATGAGCGGGGAGAGCGGGAGATAGGCGCGGAATTGCTGGCGAAGCTCGCCAGCGAGGGCTGGAACGGCCACTGGCTGCTCACGGGAGAGGGGCCGGAACGGATCGACGCCGCAAACGACGCCTCTCAAGCTGAGAGACTCGACGCCGATACGCTGCTGGCGGCCATCGAGACCGTCGATGAGGCACTAGCCATGCCAGGGGTGCCGGCATTCACATCGCGCGGGCGGGCGGAACTGGTGTTAGCGGTCTATCGCCGCTGGATTGATACCCCTTCCTCGCCCGCAAGGGCGGTCGCGGTGGTTCTGCAGACAATCCGAGAAGCCGTGAAATCAGGGGAATTTGATGAATAA